CGTAAGTCTTGGGATCATCGGCAGCAACCGATGTTGTGATCTGGTTGGTCAAGAATTGGTGGTTGGTATTCCCTGCCCGCCACTGCAGATCGAAGGTCACCTCGTTGCCGTCCCATCGCGTCACAAGGCTCTCCTTGAAGTCGTCTGGTGAGCTGTGGTTGGTGACATCCAACACATCACGGCTGAAGCCAGGACCACTAATGTCGAGGATCCCGCCAATCTCGTTCGCCGCGTCTAGAGCGGTGTGGTAAAACTTCGTCCCGATGCTGGAGACTGTATCTGCTGACATAGTGTTTCCTTCCGTTAAACGTAAACTGTGAAATCAAGAAACTGACCGAAGAGATTTCCCTTCGCGTTCCTGCTCGAAGATTGCCCTGACAGTGAGACCGTATTGATGAACGTTCCGGCGACATCTCCCGAAAAGTTCACGATCGCCCCACGGATTGCTTGAGCAATACGGATCGCAGACACCGAGCTTTTGGCGGATACCTCGACTTCAAGCTGGAACGTTTCAAAGCCACCCTGCCCTTCGTGAGACTTCGCCACGTCGAGGACGTCGACCGAGAATGTTGCGTAAGGCGTCGGAGGATTCTCGCCGGCGTCGACCAAGTAAAGGCGCGTTCCAATCAGGTTAGTCACAGCGCTCTGGCTGAGGATTCGCGTCCTCAATGCGGTGACCACCTGCTCTAGTGTCGCGTCAGCCATTTATCGCCGCTTGCTCCTCATCACGCGATTGATTGCCTTCGGGATCCCTGCTCGAACCTCAGTCTTCCAAATTCCAAACGCCTCGCCCTTTGTCGCGGTAAAGGCGTTCTCAAGAAAGTGGCTTCCCTCGTACTGACCGAACGACTTCCGCCCTAACTCAGCAAGATGGCCGTAGCGTCGAGGATCCCGTTTCCGTCCATCTGGACCAGTTCGAGCTTTTCCGCTCCGAATACCGACAACAACTGTCACGCCTCCTCGGCGTTTGTTGGTCTTAACCTTCACGCCGATCGCAGAACGTAACGCGCCAGAGTCATCGTGCTCCCGGGCGTTTGCCTTCGCTTGGCGAACCATTGGCCGCGAGGCCTTTCGTAAGGCCTGCCGGTTAGTCTCTCGATCGATACGCGCAACAGTCTCGTCAAGGTTGACCGTGATCTGGGCCAAGCCTTGAATCTCTGAATTGACTGCTTTCCACGCGCTACCCATGACTTCTCCCGTGGCTCTTGCAGAAGATTTCTATCTTTTCAGGCCTTCCACCAGGAACCGGAATCGGGGCCAGAATGTCGTAGACTTCCTGCCCGATGCGGATCCGCCAATCCGACGTCAAAATCTTTGTCTTGGAGTCATACCTGACTGTGATCTTGGTCTGGACTTCCTCGTGCAATGCACGCCCTCGATCGAGCTCGGTTCCTCGTAGATGCTTCACTTCCGCTCGCCGTGTGACGAATTCCGTGAAGCTCTCGGCTGCATGCGGGTCCCCAGACGCCCCCAATGCGGCGCTCGGCTGCATCAGCGAAACTCTTTTGTCTAGTCGGCCTGGGTTCATTAGCGCGTCAACGGAACTTTGTAGCGATCAAATAGCAACTGAATCGGCATCGGAATCTCGGCGTTTTTGTTGCCGTGAGAATCCGGCGACCTGTTCTCGAAAAAGAACGCGACCAGCATTTTTATGGCGACAATCAAGTCCTGAGGGAGATCGGAGCCGGCGGCGCCATACCCGCTTGTCCAGTTCACTTGGTAGCGATCAGGCCGCGTGTCGTGGGCGCTTGGCCAATCAATGACAACAATCTTTCCGCAGTTGCCGCCAACAACATGGTATTTGCTGGTTGCCAAGGTTTGCAGGACATCAGAGTCGTCGTAGTATTTAACACTGTCAACAGATTGGACCTTGGGAAACGGGAGCCAAATCTCTCCACCACAAGGCTTGTGCTCAAAGTGCCCCTGCCATGACTGAGTGATGAAAGCGCGTCGAGTCCTCCCTTCCCCATAGTCTCGAGCAGCGGCACCGAGCGACGTAATGAGTGAGTCCTGATCATCGTCCTCATAATTGAGGTAGGCCTTCAGCTCTGCGAGGGAGGTAGGCTCGCTCGCTGGGGGCGTCGATTGAACAAGACTCACCCATTTCATGGTGAACACTCCGGTCTGGCGTTTCGGAGATCTTTACTTAGCCTTCTTAGGCTCTGGCTTCGGCTTCTCGGCGACGACGGCCCCGTTGAAAACCAGCTTCTTGAAGCAGTCCTCGCCGTGGGATTCGATCGAAACTTCGTCGCCCAGATTGCCATCCGGTTTTCCGTGGCCGATTACGCAGTCTTTGACTAGGTATCCTTTGGTCATAATATCTATGGTCGTTGAAAGATGGCCCCATAGGGGAGCCAGCTAACTAGTTGCTTCTGGCTCGCGGTTAGATAACCGTGAGGGCGTCCTTAGTTGCTACAAAGCTCGCTGCGCGAGTCACCAGGGCGTTGTAAAACGTCTCGGCGCCGATGCGAATCAGCCCGGTGTCAAACTTCGTGATGTTGTCGCTCAAGAGCGTCATTCCGCCCCATTGAGCAATCACAAGATCGGAAAAGTTCCCAAAGATGTGAGCAGAGCAAACCGAGCCGGACCCGCCTTTAACAAGGTTCGACGGCACCGAGTTCGTGACTGCGGCCGTGTATCCCATGAGCTGATTTGGTGTTTCCTCGTTCCAGACAAACTGACCAGAGCCGGCGTCCTTTTTGGTTTCCTGGAGTGTGGTTCTCACCTTTCCGTTCGTCAGCCACCCAAGATTGCCCATGAGAGCGTTAGCGATGTCAACCTTGCCAAGCTGACGGGTTAGCATCGTTCGGGTTGGCGCTGCTCCATCAGTCCCCAGTGCGACAAGTGTAAGCCCGCCCGTCTGAAGTAATCCGGTTGGCTGATTGCTCGATCCGGAACCGTTGATGGCCATATCTTGCATCCGAATAGCCATGTTCGTGAACAGGTTGTTCCGGAGCCAGGACTCGATGTTGATTGAGCTCTGCCGAAGCAGTTGGCTCGTGGCCTCGGTTACAACTGGCAAGCGCTCCGGCGCCAATGGAACCGCGCTAGTGGTCCCTGTCACTTCATCCGCTGCGCCGGTTTCAGATTTTTCAGTCGGTTTAGCCGTCGAGCCCATCACCGGAACGGAAAGGTTTCCCTGCATTCCAAACCAAGTGGTGACACCCAGGGAGGTCAAAACAAGGGCATCGTAGAGAACGTCGATCGGCGCCCGGAGGTCTGTCGCGATGGTGTCGCCGCCCTGGGTGGCCGCCTTGGTCATGTCATTTCGGTAGGCATTCATTTGCCCTTGGCCCCCGTTAATCCTTGAGCCGGCCCACATAACCGCCTCGGGAATATGCACGCCGTCGTTTGGCGAGGTTCCGATGGCGATGATCTCGTTCTCGCCTTGTTGGTGCATTTCCTTTTCGAGCCCCTCCAGCTTGCCTAGTTGGCGACTGGCAAGAAATGCTTTGCGGAACGAGTAATTCTTGAGGTCCCTGTCCTCCTTCTTGGAGTTGCCGCGCTGAATGTGATCCGCCGGCGCTGACGCATAGGCCTGGCCTTGAGGCTCGGTCAGCTGTTGCTGATCATTGGCAGCGGCAGCACCAAAATCATTCACCTCTCGAATCCGATCGATTCGATTGGTTAGGGCTCTGACTTTGGTAAGGGTGTCTTTGTAATCCTTATCCTCGTCTTTGTTAAGCTCCCGGCTTTCGCCTTCGGCCTTCTCAACGATGCTCACAAGCTTGGCCTGCAGATCGCTGCGCTGTTTCAATAGTTCGTCTAGGTTCATAAGCTTGTGAGGTTAATCTCGTGCCTGCGATTAAAGTGGTAACGGCGGAGCGCTGACGCATCCCCGCCGCCCGATTGTGGTTGTGCTGTTCCGTTCCCCCGGAGCCGATCGGGACAGTTCCGGTAAATTGATCCATCGAAGCGATTTAACGCTTCTTCGTTGTCTTCCCCTGGGCTGAAGACCTCATCGACAAAGCCGTTGTCTAAGGCTTCCTCGGCGGTAAACCAGGTCTCCGCGTTCATCAACTCTGCCAACCTGTCTTCAGGCAACTTTGATCGCCGTTGGTAAGTCTTGATGATCTGCGACTTCATTTTGTCGAGCACATCCGCTGCGCTCCGCATGTCCTCAGCTTCCCCCATTGTGATCGTTGTCGGGTTGTGAATCATAAACACGGCGTTGTCTGCAATTCTTACAGTGTCACCGGCCATCGCAATCACCGTGGCGATCGAGACCGCCCAACCATCAATCACCACATCAACGTTTCCTCGCCCGCGTAGCAGGTTTGTGATAGCAAGGCCATCGGGCACTGACCCTCCAGGAGAGTTAATGTGGACTGTGATCTTCTGCGTTGGGTCGATTGTCTTGAGTGCTACCGCGACGTCCTCTGCGAGAATCCCGAAGTAACCAATTTCATCGTATATGAAGAGCTCGCCTGTATCGTGGTTTGACTCAAGAAAAGCCTTTGGCCGCTCGACCTTACTCTCAAGGTAGTTTTGGAAACTATTCATCGGCGCTCTCCCCTACCTGATCGCGTTTGACGTTCGGGGGAAGACAAAGCTGCTCGCCTTCCTTGCCTTCCAGTGGATTCATCCCGTAAACCTTCTGCCGGAATTCATTGCGAGTCATCACCGACAAGTCTGCCCCCGCCCGAAAGGCCTGGGCTCGATCCTTCAGGTTTCCGGAGAGCAGATGATCCAGGTCGAATTTCCAGAATAAGCCGCGGTTTCGCTGCTCATCGCTCAGAAGTGAGAAGGCAAGGTTTTGCTGCCACACCTCACAGTAAAAGGTAATCGTATCGAGCACAAAGTTGATGTTTTCCTCCTCAACATTGGCTCTCGGCTCAGAGTTTGGAATTCCGATCTTGTGAGGCGGAACACCAAAGAACCGCGCGATCTCCAGCGCTTGGAGCTGCCGGGTTTCGTCGAATTGAGACTCCCGGTTCTCAGATGTGATCGGCTTCAGTTGAGCACCAGACTCCGCCAAAATCACCTTGTAGGCGTTATCGATTCCCTGGTGCGCCTCGTTCAGGCTGTACTGCAAACGTTGATAAGCTTCATCGTCCAGGGTCTCGCCGGCAGGCAGTTCAAATACCATTCCAGGTCGGGAGGAATTCCCGAAAAACGCGGACGCATTCCGGTCAAGCGCGATCGCAAGCCCGATTGATTCACGGCCTACAGCACTCAAAGGGAGCCCCTTCATTCCGTCAAAATTCAAGCCCTTCAGATGGAGGACGTCTCGGCGCCGCAACGGCTGGTCAATACCCGTGACGCGATAACGTATTGGCGCCCGTCCCATTTCCGTCGGCGCATTCGGATCACGAATCACGTCAACGTCGCCAGGCTTCATCGGCATCAACTCAACAACACCGCCAAAAGGGTTGCGCCGGATCTGGCAGTAACCGTTTCGGTGGAGCGCCAATCCGGCGGTTGCGGACATCCTCATGTCTAGGGATGTCATTTCTGAGTTCGGCTTAGCTTTGACTACGTTGGCGAGGGCGATGTCTGTATCACTTTGGACTGGTCGCTTGCCTCCGTTTGGCAGTGGCTCGAACAGATCGATCGGAGCGGTCCCTACAGTCTGAGCGATTTTGTGAATGCAAGCGTAAGCTGTAGACACTCCAATGATGTGCTCCTCAGTAACCTCAACGCCGGCTCTGGAAAGAGCACCAATAAGACCTTTGGAAAACAATGGGTCAGGATTCTTGTACGTCCCGGCGTTTTTAAACCGAAGCCGTCCAAGAATCCCCTTCACCATTGAATGCAGAGATCCGAACACAGTCCCTCGGTTATCACAGTTTTTCGATCTGCGTCTAGGGAGTGATGTTCCAAAACCACCCATTTTTTCCAAAACCACCCATAATTCTGTTGCTACGGTACTGCTACAGCTTAGAATAGTCGGTGGAGAGAACGATCATGGTGTTTAGAATCAACCACAGAAAGCTGGACACTGAATCAACGTTGACGACCAAGCAGGTCGCAGAGTTGACAGGCTACACACGTCAAACCATCAACAGGTATGCCCAGCTCGACCTAATACCGTCGGGAGGTTCACCGGGAAAGCGCCTGTTCAACGGCCAGGACGTCGCATCGTTTCTAGGCCTGTCGTCAGGCCACCCGAACCCCTCGCCGCTGGTAAACTGACTCCTTCGGTTTCTCGCGTCCTAAGTAGCGGGCGAGCCCAGTGATTAAGGCGGCCGCGCCGTCGATTTTCTCTGCCGACTTCTTCTTGTCTGGTAGGACATTCCCCGTCGGCCCCACCCGCAGCACCACGTTGGCAATGTTCCACTCCAAAACCGGCGACCCGTTGTGCCTGATCTTTTTCGTCAGGTAAAGGCGCTCGAGTTCTTTAGATGGCGCCGACAGATTGGTGTAGTTCTGCGGAACCAAAACAACCTCGAAGCCCTCATCGGTTAGGTTGTTGGAAAACTGCGTTGCGTTGTGTGGATCCAGCGCAATCTCATCAATCTCAAAGATTTGTTGCATTTCCCGCACGTTTTGCAGAACGAAGTCATAGTCGACAACGTTCCCTGGCGTAGAAAACAACCAGCCTTCATTCTCCCACTTCTCGTAGGGCGCTCGCCCTTTCTGGGCGATCTTCTCCTCAGGAAGAAAAAAGGTTGGCCAGACAGAGTAACCCTCTGGACCATCGAAAAGATAAGTGATCGCGGTGAGATCGCTAATTGATGACAAATCGCCGGCCGCTACGCAGTGTCGGCCCTCGAGCTCGTCAATGCTTTTCACCTTTGGCAAGTTCCTCCAACCTTCGCGGTCGAGCCACTTGTCGGCGACTTTGGTCCAGATGTCGAATTGCTTATTCTTGACCGCGTTCTCTTTTCCGGGGAGCTGCTGAGCAAGCTTGACCTGCTTGCGCATGTATTCCTTTTTCTTGGCAGTGCCGAGTAGCGGGTTGGCTTTCTTCCAGCACTTTGGATCTAGCCAGCTG